ACGTCAGAAATTAAACAGAGTGTTGACTTTTAGGAGGTAATGATGAATGAAGTTTGCATAAACAACAAACATGTAGAAAAAATTGAATTTGTAGATACAACTGATAACAACAAAGTATTAGGTACATTCACTTTCAACGGTAATCAAAATTGTGACAACGGTTATCGATTTAAAATAACATATAAGCAAGGACCTATATCTGATAAATAATTGTATGGGTACAATATTTGCACAATTCAGTAATTAATGATACAATTATCATAGAATCATGACAACGAGGAAAGACTCGGGTGTAACTAACTATAGTCTACTAAGACTTTAAACCTTGGAGGTAACATGGATATAGAAAAATTGAGTGGTAAAGCAGTCGAAGAACCAAAAGAAGTAGTTAAAGAAGTAGAACCAGGTGAACAGAAACAGGAAAAGACATTTACTCAAGCAGAACTCGATGCAATCATTGAGAAAAGAGTTAAGAGAGTCAAATCCGAAAAGCCTGAGGATTACGAAGACTTGCTTGCAATTGCATCAGATTTAGAAGAATATGGTTTTGTTGGAACTGTTGCAGAAAAGAAAGCAGCGGTTAGAGCGGCTAAAGCACAAGTTAAAGCAGAACGTGAGTTGAAGGAACTGGAAGAGGAAGCAGAAAAAACAGGTCACTCGCCTGAGATTCTTAAAGAACTCAAAGATGCAAAGAAAAAACTCAAAGAAAAGGATAAAAAGCTACAAGAAATAAACGACGTCGAAGCAAAGAAAAGAGAAGCAAAAGAATCAGAACAACACGAAGGCGAAGAATGGAACCGTCAATATAAAGAGTTTACCGAATCTCATGAAGATATCGATATAGACGAACTTATTAAAGACAAGAAGTTCCTTAAATTTGCTAAAAAACATAAAGGCGAACTTTCGGAAATCTATGATGACTTTGCAGAACTCATGGAAGAAACTTCTCAAAGTGTAGCCGACAGATTCAAGCGGTCAGAGTCACGTTCAACAGGTGGTGGTAAAAATGCACCTGGATCAGGTAGTACTAAACTTTCTTCTTCTCAACAGAAAACAATGGAAGAATGGAATAGACGTTATCCTGAAAAGAAAATGACTCCACAAGATTTTTTAAAATAGTAAAGGAGAAATAAATGAAGGTTAATCGATCAATTGATGCTTCAATGTCATCTGAGCAAAGTTATTTAATTGCATCAGCGACAGATATCGAAGAGGGACAAGTTGTTAAAAAGTCAGCTGGCAAGGTTGTACTTGCAGATGTTGGTGAAACAGCAGCAATCTTAGGTGTAGCAAAAGAGAATCACACAGGAACAGCAGATGCATTTAACGTTAGAAACAATGGTACACAAATTAGTGTATTAGATAGTCCTAACACTATCTTTGAAGCAGCAGCACCACAAGCAACAGCTACAAGTGGTTCAGCTACTACTATGGCAGCTACAGGATTGGCTGTATTTGCAGATGATGACTTTATCGCAGGTTTCATCAAGTTAATTGAAAAAGGTGATGCAAGCGCTAATACAGATGCTTTAGGTACTCTTTATGAAGTTACTGATTACACAGCAGCTACAAAGTTATTCACAGTAGCATCAGGCGCTACTCATACTGCAGGTGATGTATATGAGATTTATGCACCACAAGGATTCCAAAAAGGTAATTTAGATTCAACAATCAGTAAGGTTGTTTTAACAACTAACGCTGCTATTCCTTTCAGAATTTACGGTCAAGATTTCGAAAGAAGTCTATGCTACTATACAGCAGCATTACACTTAAACGCTAACAAACAAGCTTAAGGAGGAATACGATGGCATTAGCAAATACTAATACAGCTTGGAAACAAGACCTGTATCCACTCGTTACAAAAACATTTGATTACGAGTATGACAATAGAATGAACAAATTCATGGAAATCATGGGTAAAGAAAATATTAACAATGTAGACTTTAGAGACACTGGTACAGCTGGATATGGTGAATTACCTGATTATGACGGTACTTTAAAATCGTTAAATCAATCACGTGGATTCATTACTATTTACACACCAACTGAGAAATCGGGTGCTGTTGATATCGCTTACAAGTATGCTAAAATTGATAAATCAGGCGAAGCTAACAAAGCTGGTAAAAGAGCGGCTAACTCAGCGTTTATGACAGTATACATGGCTATGTTAAGAATGTACGGTAGAGCGTTTGATGACTCTTATCCAGGTGGAGATGGAAAACCTTGGGCAGCAACAGATCATCCAAACGCATCAAAAGGTGATTTGAATGGTGTTTCTGTAGTTGATCCTGATTCAGGTACATTCTCTAACTTAATCACTGAAAAACTTTCAGTTTCTGCTATTACATCAGCACAGACTAAAGCTAACAGATTTAAAACACCTGATGGATTACCTTTAATGGTAGACTTCCAGGATAATGGTATTTTACTAGTATCTCCTGAGTTAGAACCTAAAGCTATCGAGATTTGTGGTAAAGATGCTAAAATGGCACCTGAGAAATTACCTGAGAGTGCTGAAAACGGAGCTAATCCTGTATGGGGACTTAAGTACATGGTAGTTGGTGGTGGAGATGTTGGATTCTCAGCTAAACAATGGGCTATCGCTGATAGAACTATGTTAAAAGAGTCAGCTAAAGTTGTAGCAATCACTGACCCTACAGTTATGGAAACAGACTTAGACAATCCATTAATCGCAAGATTTGTACCATACGTAGACTTTGCAGTAGGTTTCTCTGATGCAAGATGCATTATCTTTAGTAACCCATCATAGGAGGTAAATCATGAGTAAAGACTTTAGAGGTTCAAACTTTAAGTATGGTTTGCAAATTGATATTAACGGTGAAGAAGAATTAACGGATGAAAGATTTATTCCAGGTTCGAGAGAAGTAGTAACATACTCACCTTTCGATGCAACTGGTATTCCATTAATCTTTTGGGTTGCACCTGCAGCTTGTAAAGTTATTTCAGCAGTTGAACGTCATGTAACAGTGGCTGGTCAAGCTGGAACTATGCAAGTAGAAAAAATTCCTAGTGGAACAGCTATTGGATCCGGCACAGCGGTGCTAGCTAGTGCTTTCGACTTAGAATCAACAGCAGATACTAATGTAACAATCCTAGGTTCATCTACTCTAGCTACTGCATCAGTGGCAAAAGGTGAATCATTAGCAGGAATCGTTGCATCAGGCGCAGCAACATCATATGCAAGCGGTACTCTATCAATTACAGTAGAATATTTATAAAAACTCTGAGAGGGTGGGTGTTCAATACGCTCGCCCTTTTTATATTGAAAGGGGATAAAATGCATAAGAAGAAAGACACAAAGAGGTGATTAAATGTTAGGATTAGGAATAGAAATAAATAAAGGAAGGTTTCAAAGCGCATTTCAATACTTAAAAAGAAACTGTGGTCTTGAGTCTTATTCTAAAGGTGTAACAGACGGTGTATTAATAGATAAAGTAGGTAAAACAGGTACAGAATCATCTAGAGAAGCAGTGCAAGGCAGAACGTTGTTGGGCGATGGTAATACTTATTTGGATACTACTATTGTACCTAATCAAAATACTATACTTAGAGTATGGGGTAATTTTAACGATGTTAGCACAACTCAAAGAATGGGAATAAGAGAAATTCCTGAGAATTTATTTTACTTTGGAGTTGAAGGTGGAACATATAGGCTTGGATATGGAAACGCTACAGTTACGAGTGGGACGGCTGACATAAACAAACACAAATTTGAAATAAACGGTGGCAAACTTTTAATAGATGATATAGAATTGATTGACTTAAGCACTGCTCCGTTTGGTACTTTTGTAGGATTCTTATACCTATTATCTAGGAATAACTTAGGAGCTTCTGACAGTGCTTGCGACTTCGACCTAGACCGTTGCGAAATAGTACACAATGGCATAACATACACCCTAGACATCAACCCTGACAACAACGAGTACGCGTTAATCCCTGATGATAATTCACCTCAGATAGATGTACAACAATTCTTAGCACCAGCAACACCTACTGAGATTAACATTACTAACGAGGATATACGTGACTTGTATGGGTATACCGTAGCAACAGGAGTAGAAACAAGAGACTCAGCAGGGTTATCACCTTATACAGTAGGCTACAAGATCCCAAACTACTATAACGGTCTATCAGTAGGTTATCTATCAGGAGAACATTTTAGAGGTACTTATACAGGTAGAGTTAAGTATAACTTTAGCTTAGTAGGAGATGTACTTAAACTAGACGACCTATACAACGGTATATTTATAGCTGATGTAACAGGAATCTTACACACTGCTGGCGTATTGAATGAATTGTCTTGGAGTGGAATACCTAATATTAAGCTAGGAGAAGGTGGAAACCCTCAAATGATAGCTAATAAAGACGAAGAATCTGTAGCATTCTATGAAAACGGACTACCCGAAGGCTCAGATTGTCTATACAGAGCGTTAAAACTACAAAAGCTTAATGAAGGTTATCAAGTACAAACAACTGAATCTAGTGGGGAATATGAGACATACAACGTAACAGAAGGACCATATTTCGTTATTAAGGAAGGAGTGACTATAGGATGAGTTATCAATCATTATTAACCGGTGCTTTTTTAGACCAACAATTGACAGACAAATTAGTTACTCCTGAAGGTGGTATTGCTATTAAAATGGTTAATGCAACTGGCGCTGATAGTGTAAAAGGTTCTGTACTAGCTATAGACACAGTGGTTGAACGCGGTGTTAGACTACAAGTAGTCGAATACGATTGTATAGGTATTATGTACTCTGATGGAGTTGCTAATGGCGAGGACATATGGGTTGTAATATCAGGAGTTGCAGAAGTGTTGTTAGAAGACGGTATAGCAGGAACTATTGATTATTGGACTTTCGCAGCTGATGTAGACGGTAGAGCAGATATGTTAGCACAACCACCAGGAGGAACAATCACGGCAATAGACAATCACTTCAAAGAAATAGGCCACTGTATAGAAACTGTAGCAAGTGGTACTGATGTTCTTTGTAAAATAGTAACACACTTTAACTAGGAGGGTAAGATGGCTTATCAATCATTAAATACAGGGTTACAAGTTGATAAAACGAAAGACTTCGCTTATGACCCTACAATTTTTAAATTAAAATCAAACTCTGATACAGCAATGCCACAAGCGATCGGAGCAGGCGATGTAAACACTTATGTTGATGTAGTATTTGTTAATATCGATTTCGATGTAGAGGGAGATTTGAGTTATGATGGTCAAGTTGTAACTTATAACGGTACAGTACCTATGGAAATGACTATGAATTTAAGTTGTTCTGTAGAATCGACACAACCATCTACTATCATTCATATAGGACAGGCACAGGACGGAGTAATCGATCCTGGTTCTGAATCAAGTTGCAAGGTAGAAACAATAACAGCTTTACAATCATTAAATGTTGCAAGTTCTTTTATAATGCAACCTTCAGACACACTTAACTTAATGGTTAAATCTGATAAAGCAGCAACAATAGGTATTTTCCATATACAAGTTGTATTAAAACAAATCAAAGTAGCAGTATAGGAGGTATTATGAACGCAAACGACATCTTATTAAACAAGGCTTTCTGCGCTCCTATAAGTTCAGAAGATGCTAAATGTCATCCTGATTTAGGAGATGGCAGAAAGAGTTATAAAAACAATGATTATTATGTGTTTAACAGAAACGGACAATGGTATTTTGTACCCGAAAGAGATGAAAACGGTAACTGGACACATACTATAACATGGGAAAGATTCTTGTTGTTGCAATCTATATTCAATGACGAATTAAAACCTATTAGCGAATTGCCATCTGAGAGCGAGGTATAATATGGCTACAGTAAGAGTAGAAATATACGACAAAATATTAAGTATGTTAGATCAGTTCACAGAGGATGGTGTACCTGTAGCTGAAGATGATAACATAGACATTGAAAAGAAGGTCATTGTCTTAACCGACATGGCCCAAAAGGAAATGTGGAAAAACAATAAAAACACCAAACAAATTGAGATAGTAAATAAGCCTCCTATTAATAGGTTAGGCTTGCTATCAAACTTTGATATAGTTGACTTTGATGGTACAGTTAAATACTATCCTAATGAAGCTGGAATAGATAACGTACAAGGGTACTCAATACAAGTTGATGGCGATTGTGTGTTGACTTATCAGGAAAATATAGCTGGTGTGTGGACTGATATAGTAACATTAACACCTACGAGTATTACCACTTTAACGACTTATAAGGGCGTTTTACCTATTACGAGTACTAGCAATCCAGTTAGACTAAAAGTAGACGGTACAACCCATTTTAGACACGTTAACAGGGCTTTATGGCAATATTTATACCAAGCTGACAAAGTACCTACTTACGAACCTTGGGTTAAGTACGATTTACCTAGTGATTTTAACTCAGTTGATGCAGTTGTTGAAGAATTTCCACAAAGACAATACAGTCAATCAGCTAACTACAAGATAGAAAACTTTAATGACTTTTACTACAACTTCTATTTTGAGGGTAAAATCAGAGTTACTTACAAACCTATACCGGCAACGATTACAAGTTTAGATGATGAATTACAAATCGACACTACGTTTTCACAAACAATTGTATATGATATTGTATCTAAACTTGGTTTCTATGAGAATCCGGATCTTGTCAACTGGGCTGAAGGAAGAAGAATCGAAAATAAATTAGAAGCAACAAGTGATGAACCAACTAGCGCAGAAATCATAGTAGACTTTTATGGAGGTTAAAGATGGCTAAAGCGACATTTCAAAAACCACCAAAACCAATTGAAATAGATAAATTCTTAGGGCTGAATGAATCTGTAGGTAATACAGAAATTGAAATAGGTGAGTTCAGCCTAATTGAGAATTTCAGAATCACTAAAAACTATAAGTTACAGAAAAGACCAGGACATCATACTTTTATCAACTTTACTACCACAGCTGATGTACAAGGTATTTGGCAAGGTGTAATTGATGGCAAAGAGATCTTATTATCGTGTTGGAATGGCAACGTATATGAATACGACCTATCTATAAGCACGACGACGGTCGATATAGCCGATTTAATTACTGAGGGTACTGTTACTATCATAGGAACGTTAACCGATGCTAGAACGTGTATATTTTGGTTTCAAGACAAGATTTATTTCATGAACGGAGCCGAATACAAAGAGTATGATGGAACTACATTCCAAGACGTAACAGGATATGTGCCTACAATTGCATTAAATGCACCACCAGCAGGTGGAGGAACTTTATTCGAAGAAGTCAACTTGTTGACAGGTAAAAAGATTCAAACTTTTATTGGTGATGGATCAAGTACTTTGTATCAATTAGCTGAAGCGGGATTAGATGCAACTCTATTAATTATCACAGTAGACGGAGTAAGTAAAACTGAAGGTGTAGATTTTACTGTTAACAGAACGTTAGGTCAAGTAACATTTACTGTTGCACCTGTTAACGAAGCTTTAGTAAGTATAGAGTGGGAAAAAGTTGCAGCTGGTAACGCAGATTTAGTTTTAAATCACAAAT